GATCCAAGGTATAGATCCAATGAGACCTACTGGCCCCACCAAGAATTCAAAAATGCGGCGGTTGATCAAGCGACAGCGGGTACCAAACCGCCGTTCGCCAGGCTATAGTCAACTCATCCCGTCACCACATCTATGGACTCTTGGAGTGCGAATGCACCATCACCCCACCTATGTGAGCGAAATGGCGTTGTTCTGCGGGCCCTTGAGTGAAGCCGAGTATTCCTCGTGAACGTAACCAAGGGTAGTGCTAAGTGGTGCTGACTGAACAGCAAAAATCCACATACCCTGAACACTACGATCAATGCCAGCAACAGTGGCCTGTGTAGTAGTGTCAGTGCTGAACATCTTACGCCGAGGCGGGATGCCAGCATTAGAGCATGTGAGTTGTTGCCAAATAGGGGTACTCCAACACTTGTTAGTGGTTTGGGCGAGCCCAAGCAATTGTGCGTTGGTGTATGGCGTGAGTCCATCAGCGCCATACACACGTCCAATAATCTCGGGATTGTCAACCCATGCCACAAAAAGTGTTCCAGGAGTAGTGGTGCCAACCGCCGGCGTATAGATAAACGTCGACGAATTGACCAAATACTCCTGGTGGTTGGCTGCAATGGCAACACCAGGGTCTGAACCACGCCCAACACTTTGGGACGGTTGAACCACCACGACGCCGGAAACCTGAACTGACGCGCCGTTGGCGACAGTCTGATTGAGGTAACGCGAGCGAAAAGTGGTAGTCAGACCCCCGGTGGTGGCACGCAGCCTATTCCGGGGAACACGCGGTCTGCGCATCAAGGTCTGGTTGTTGGATTTGTTCGATTTAGGAGACATAAGGGATTGGAAACACTGATCTTTGGTACGTCGGCAATGTTTACCAGGGGGGCATCTGAACACCATTCAATGCCTGGCCAGGACTGTTCACACTCGATCTGCAGGTCAGGAGTGATGCCAAAAGCAAGCCAAAAAGAATATCTGGCCTGATCATCAATCCGCGCATCCCGCACGCCTCGCGCCATGAACCCTAAACCACTGTCATAAATGGCTTCAGTCCCCCCCCCTGAACGATCACCAACTTTGATGGAACGGTAAAAAGACTCCCACACCGGTACGCCCCGGGTTAATTCAAGGCCACAAGTCCCAATCGCATCCCGCCATGTGTTAAACTGCTCCTCGGTTCCCCAAGGAAGTAGTGAAACACAATCCTTCGACATTGCTGTCCAAGGATTGCGGACCATGCGATACCGGCCGCCGATGAGCACTGGTTGTGCCTGGCAGAACTCGATGCGCTCGAATACATCAACAACTGGCTCCCGGGTGAGTTTAAAACCCAGCCCAGTAAACCAGTCGTCAATGCCGTCCATCAATGACAATTCGCTACGCGGCAAAATCACCACGCAATCATCGCCATTGTTGGCCAATCGACCGCTGCAACCAACGTGGTCTAGATAAGCTAGAACCATACACGACATAAGGAGGCAATTGCCCATGCCGGTGTTTATATCACCAGACATGCGACAACCTTCGACAACATACCGAAGGCAAGCCGCCCCAACCCTACCAAATCCATGGTTTTCCAACTGCCAAACAAGTAACCGACGTAACTCCTTCGAACGGAAAACACTATTATACACACTATGCTCGAACTCAAGCGCCTGCCGAGAGACATGTTGGTCGAATCGGCTGGCGTCGAGTCCTATCGCAATAGGAGTAACAAATGCATCCCAGTTAGATCGAAGCTGCGCGGCTACCTGGTCAGCGTTTAGCCCTTTGAGGATAACGTTGTATCCCCGCAATCGAGCAAACCCATGAACCAGTTCCCCCTCAAACAACTTCAGGTAGCGACCCACCTCTAAGTTGTATCGGGGGGACCTCGGCTGGATCACACGCGGTGCCGGATCCCCTTTGGCTGAAAAATTAACTTTCTCAGCCTTGATAAACGTCGAAACGTAAGCATCTTTCCGACAAATAGGCCTCCGCAAAAGCCCGTCTTAGGCACGCTGTTATATCACCCGCTTGCGACCGTTGTATTGATCG